TCCCCGCGCGCCCAGTCACGGAGCGAGTTTTTTCTGCAAAAAACGGTACTTAGCGGAGTTGTTGCAATGCAACAACAGTGGCCAGCGGACAAGATTGAGCGGTGGTCGATTTCGCGGCTGATTCCGTATGCGCGCAATGCGCGAATGCACTCCGACGAGCAGGTTGCGCAGGTTGCAGCCTCGATCCGGGAGTGGGGTTGGACGAATCCGGTTTTGGTATCGGAGGATGGTGGGATCATTGCCGGTCATTGCCGGGTGCTGGCGGGTCGGAAATTAGGTCTGGTTGAGGTGCCGGTGATGCTGGCGATGGGTTGGAGTGAGGCGCAGAAGCGCGCCTATGTTCTGGCTGACAATCAGTTGACGTTGAATGCGAGCTGGAACCCGGAGCTATTGCGGCTCGAGCTCGCCGATTTGCAGGCACTCGACTTCGATCTTGGGTTGATCGGTTTCGACGAGGCGCAGTTGGCGGCGCTCACGGCCAATCCTGGTCTGACCGATCCTGACGAGGTTCCCGAGCCGCCGGCGGTGCCGGTCGTGCATCGCGGCGAGATTTGGCAACTCGGGCGGCATCGGCTTGTATGTGGCGACGCGACGAATGCTGATGATGTCACCAAAGCACTCGGTGGGGTGCAGCCGCATCTGATGGTGACCGATCCGCCCTATGGCGTTGATTATGATCCGGATTGGCGCAATCGGACCGATCGCGCCAATGGGAAACCTTATGGCGCTCGCGCCATAGGATTAGTTGAAAATGATGATCGTGTGGATTGGCGAGAGGCTTGGAGCCTGTTTCCAGGGACGATCGCCTATTGCTGGCATTCTGGTCGTTATACCAGCGTTGTGCAGATATCGCTTGAGGCGGTCGGTTTCGAAGTTGTCAATCAAGTGATTTGGGCAAAGGATCACTTCATCATTTCGCGCGGTGATTATCATTGGCAGCACGAGCCATGCTGGTATGCAGTTCGCAAAGGCAAGAAACATCAATGGTCGGGCGATCGCTCGCAAAGCACGCTCTGGCAGATTGCGCATCCGAAGTCGGAAACCGGCCACGGCGCGCAAAAGCCGGTCGAGTGCATGAAGCGGCCGATCGAGAACAACAGCTCGCCGGGCCAGGCGGTGTATGATCCATTCGTGGGCTCGGGCACGACGATCATCGCTGCGGAAATGACAGGGCGCGCTTGCCACGCGTTGGAGATCAATCCGACCTATTGCGACGTGACGATCGAGCGCTGGCAGAATTTCACGGGCGAGAAGGCGAAGCGAGTGGAGGTGGCATGATCCAAGGAAAAGAGCATCAGCCGGACGACAAAGATCGCAAGACCGTCGAGACGATGGCGAGCCACGGCATCCCCGAATTGGATATTGCGCAGGTTATCGGCATTTCGGCGCCGACATTGCGCAAATGGTATCGGTATGAATTAGATACTGGTGCCATCAAAGCTAACTCGATGGTGGCACAAAGCCTTTATAAAAAGGCACTCGGTGATGGCAATGGTGCAGTGGCGGCATGCATTTTCTGGCTCAAGGTGCGGGCCGGATGGGTTGAGCCAAGGCCGGAGGAAGCGATGCCCGGTCGTAAAGAGTTGCAGCAAAAAGCAGCGGCGACGGCGGGACAGGGCACCGAGTGGGCGAATGATCTCGACACCGAGATCCGGGCGAATTGATGCTGCAATTCCTACCGATCGAGGACAATCGCCCGGAGGCAGTGCCGGATATAAACGTTGCCCCAATCGAGAGCTGGGATATGAGCTGTCTCGATTGGGAGCAGCGTCTGCTCGAAGGCCGTTCGCTGGTCCCGGATCTGCCACTGTTCGAGGAGGAGGCGGCCAAGGCGTTGCGGTGTTTCAAACGGCTGCGATTGCCGGATGTTCATGGCACGCCGACACTGGGCGAAGTGTGCGGGCCATGGATCTATCCGATCGTGGCAGCGCTATTCGGATCGTATGATATTCAAACCAACATCCGGCATATTTCAGAGTGTTTTTTGCTCGTGCCTAAAGGCAATTCCAAGAGCACGAATGGTGGTGCGTTGATGCTCACCGCGATCATCGTCAACCGGCGCCCAGAAGCAGAATTCATGTTCATCGCGCCGACGATTGAGATCGCGGCGATTGCCTATAAACAGTCGAAAGGAATGGTGCGCCTCGATTCCGAACTATCAAAACTGTTTCAACTGCAAGATCATCTACGCAAGATCACGCATCGGCGCTCAGGCGCGACGTTACAGATCAAGGCGGCCGATACCGACATCATCACCGGCAGCAAATGCACCGGCACGATGATCGATGAGACCCATCAGTTTGCCAAGAAAGCGAATGCGGCCGAAATCTTTGTCGAGTTGCGCGGCGCGCTGACCAAACGCCCGGATGGGTTCTTGTTTCAAACAACGACACAAAGCAAGCAACCACCAGTTGGCGTGTTTGCGTCCGAGCTGGCGATGGCGCGGGCGGTGCGCGACGGCAAGACGAAAATGCCGCTGTTGCCGATATTGTATGAGCTCCCCGACCGCCTGGCGCGGGAAGGCGGCTGGCGCGAGCAACGGTTCTGGCCGCTGGTCAACCCCAATCTCGGGCGCTCGACCAACGAAGATTTCCTGGCACGCGAGATCGTGCGGGCGGACGCCGATGGGCCGGCGGCGGTCGCGCTAATCGCGAGCCAGCATTTCAACGTGCAGATTGGAATGAGTCTAAGGGCCGATGGCTGGGCCGGCGCACATCACTGGGACCGCGGCCGCGAGGACGGATTGACACTCGAGATGGTGCTCGAGCGTTCGGAAGCCGTAGTCGTCGGGATCGACGGCGGCGGGCTCGATGACTTGCTCGGCATCGCGGTGGTCGGGCGGGAGCGGGAAAGCAAAAACTGGATTGCCTGGACGCATGCGTTGATCTCGCCGGAAGGACTCGAGCGGCGCAAGGCCAACACCGCATTCTATGAGAAATTCCAGGCCGAGGGCGATCTGACCGTGATCGAGGAGCTGCCGGATGACATTAGTTTTGTCACGGAGATCGTGGAAAAAGTTAAAGGCACGAAGAAGCTCGCCGGCGTCGGCGTGGACGCGATCGGGATCGGCGGCATCGTCGATAGTCTCGCCAAGATCGGCGTCACCCAAGAAAATAACTTCCTGGCGGGCGTCCGACAGGGCATCGCGCTCATGGGAGCGATAAAGACGGTCGAGCGCAAGCTCGTCGATGGTTCATTCAAGCACGGCGGCCAGGCGCTCATGACCTGGTGCGCCGGCAACGCGCGCGTGGTGCCGACACCGACCGGCATGCGCATCGCAAGAGACGACAGCGGCTTCGGCAAGATCGATCCGCTGATGGCGCTGTTCAACGCCGCAGCACTGATGGCGCTCAACCCGACGCCGCAGCGCAAGCCGGAATTCAAACTGGCATTCGCTTAGATTAAGTGTTCCTGCGATCTCGCTCACGCATTCCCGATCGCGATCGGGAAACCTCCACTGGATGTCTAAGCGCACTGGCGCTGATTGCGAGAGGCACTCGCTTAGCCGGCTCAAATCTGCAGCTTTTGACCTACACGGTTTCTGCCCGTGATCGCAGGAACATTTCAACAATTAGCACGAGGTAATGGCCATGCTCAACCGGGCCTATGCCCTGCTTGCCATTAAGCAGATCGACGAGGACGCGCGCGTGCTCACCGGCATGGCATCGACGCCGACGCCAGATCGGCTTGAAGATATCGTCGAACCGGATGGTGCGCAGTTCAAATTGCCGATGCCGCTACTGTGGCAGCATAATTCGCGCGAGCCGATCGGTCATGTCACCGATGCCAAAGTGAGCAAGGCCGGCATCGAAATCGTCGCCAAGCTCGCGCGCATCGCTGAGCCGGGGCGGCTCAAGGATCGCCTCGACGAGGCTTGGCAGACGCTCAAGATCGGACTGGTGTCGGGTCTCTCGATCGGCTTCAAAGCCATCGATATGGAGCCGATTGACAAAAACAATCCATTCGGTGGCGTCCGTTTCATCAAATGGGATTGGCTCGAGCTCTCGGCAGTGACCATTCCCGCCAATGCCGAAGCCACCATCGCTACCGTGAAGTCGATCGATACTGCGCAGCTGGCCGCGTCAGGCCAAGCAAAGCCGCGCCGTGTCGTTCATCTCAACCCGCCCGGCGCCTCGGGACAAGCTCAACCGAAATCTGTCCCGAAGGAGGACAAGATGAAAACTATCGCCGAACAGATCACGGCACTCGAAGCCAAGCGGGCCGCCAGCGCGGCGCGCATGGAAACGGTGATGCAAAAAGCTCTCGACGAAGACCGCAGCACCAATGCGGCCGAAGCCGAGGAATTCGACACGCTCTCGGGCGAGGTCGAAGTGATCGACAACGATCTCGCGCGCTTGCGCAAGATCGAGCAAGCCAAGGCACTCGCCGCCAAGCCGGTGAGCAAGGTCGAGAAGGCAGCCGATGGCGCTACAGTCCGTGGCGGCGGCATCGTCATCAAGACCCAGCCGATTCTGCCGCCCGGTATCGAGGCGGCGCGGATCTGGAAATGCCGAATGAATTCGGTGCTTTCCATGCAGCGCGGCAGTTTTCTCACGCCCGAGGAATTCGCCGCTCAAATGTATGGCCCGGATTCGAACGTGGTCGGCGCTTTGACCAAAGCCGCGGTGCCGGCCGGCGCTACACTCGCCGGCAACTGGGCCGCCAACCTGATCGGCGCGGAAACCGGCGCCATGGCCGATTTCGTCGCCTACTTGCGGCCGCAAACCATCCTCGGCCGGTTCGGCGTCGGCGGCATTCCGGCGCTCCGCCAGGTCCCATTCCGCACGCCGCTGATCACCGAAACCGGCGGCGGTGCCGCCTGGTGGGTCGGGGAAGGAAAGGCCAAGCCGCTCACTTCGTTTAGCTACACGCGCACCACGTTGGTGCCTTTGAAGGTGGCGACGATCTGCGCCCTCACCGAGGAAGTCATCCGCGACAGTTCGCCCAAGGCCGATGCCATTGTGCGTGACAGTCTGGTCGCGGCGTTGCGCGAACGGCTCGACCTCGACTTCATCACGCCGAGCAAAACCGCGGTGGCGGGCGTCTCGCCAGCCTCGATCACCAACGGTGCCCCAAGCATCGTGTCGTCCGGTGACGATGCCGATGCCATCCGGTTAGATATCCGATCGCTACTGGCCAAATTCACCTCGATCAACAATCCGCCTTCAAGCGGCGTGTTCATCATGGGATCGAGCAATGCGGCGGCCCTTGCAATGATGGTGAATCCGCTCGGGCAACCGGAATTCGCCGCCATGACCCCAACCGGCGGTTCGCTCATGGGCATGCCGGTGATCGCCAGTGACTACGTTGCCAAGGATATCGTCATACTGGTCAATGCCTCCGATATCTATGAGGCCGATGACGGCGAGGTCGCGGTCGATATGAGCCGCGAAGCCTCGCTCGAAATGTCGGATACGCCGACCGGAAGCTCGGTCGGCACACCAGCGGCAACATCGCTGGTTTCGCTGTGGCAGACCAACACCGTCGGAATTCGGGCGGAGCGCACCATCAACTGGATGCGCCGCCGCTCGATTTCAGTGGTCTACACCACCAGCGCCGACTGGGGCGGCCCGGTCAAAACTGCTTAACTAAACCTCCCAGACTGATGGGAGCGGGCATCACACCTCCCGCTCGCTCCCGTCTTCTTTGCAGGAGCGATGATGAAAGCAACATACACGCGCAAACTGCGCGCGATCCGACCGCATAAATACGGCACGCGGCATCTCGTTGCCGGCGAGGAATACGAAGTGCCAATCCGGCAAGCGATCGCACTGGTCGTGAGCAGACGGGCACGGTTCGCGCCTAAGCCAAGTAGCAAGCGTGCCAGCATGGCGCCGAGCTCGCCTCCCAAGCCGCAAGCCGAGCCGCAAGCCGAGCCGATGGACGACAGAATCGATCGGCTCCGCCTCGAGGCCATGGCGCTCGGCATCGTCGTCGACGGCCGCTGGGGCAGCCTACGCTTGGCGCAAGAAATCGAGCAGGCAAGGCGGCGTTGATGCGCATCTTCGGCCTGCCCATCCCTTTCACCGGCGAGAAGCGCAAGGCGCTGAGCTCGGTGCCGGAAGGCCGTGGCGGCTGGTATCCCATCATCCGCGAGCCGTTCACCGGCGCCTGGCAGCGCAATCTCGAAATCAATGTCGATACCGCGGCAAGCTTCCACGCCGATTTTGCCTGCAAGACCCTGATCGCAAGAGACATCGCGAAACTACGGGTCAAGCTCGCCGAGCGCGATGAAAATGATATCTGGTCGGAAACCACCAACCCGGCATTTTCTCCGGTCCTGCGTCGGCCGAACGATTACCAAACCCGAAATCAATTTTGGGAAGGCTGGGTGCTCTCGAAGCTCTCCCGCGGCAATACCTACGTGCTCAAAGTCCGCGACCAACGCAACGTCGTGACCAGTTTGCACGTGCTCGATCCTACGCGCGTGCAAGTATTGATCGCCGACGATGGTGCTGTGTTCTATCGCCTGAGCACCGACTATCTCGCCGGCATCGACGAGATGATCGTGCCAGCACGCGAGATCATTCACGATCGCTTCAATTGCCTGTTCCATCCGCTGGTCGGCACGCCGCCGGTGTTCGCCAGCGGACTAGCCTCGATGCTCGGCATCAACGCGCAAAAAGCTTCCGCGCTGCTGTTCGAGAATGGCTCGACACCGGGCGGTCTCCTCACTACCCCCGGCGAGATGAGTGATGATCAGATCAAGCGCGTGAAAGAGCAATGGGAAGCCAATTATTCGCGGCTCAATCTCGGCCGCATCGCAGTCATGGACAGCGGCCTAAAGTACGAAAAATTGCCGATGACCCATGTCGAAGTGCAGATGATCGAAAACCTGAAATGGTCGGCCGAGGTCGTCTGCAGCGTCTATCACGTGCCGCCCTACAAGGTTGGGGTCGGAGCATTGCCATCCTATAACAACGTGCAGGCGCTCAATACGGAGTACTACTCCCAGGCGCTGCAATCGCACATCGAAGAGATCGAGGAGCTGCTCGACGCCGCGCTCGGCATCGGTTGGGGCGAAGGACTGGGCACGGAATTCGATATCGATAACCTGCTGAGAATGGACAGCGTAACGATGGTCACCGCCATTCGCGATGCCGTCGGCGCCGGCGTCATGAGCCCGAACGAAGGTCGCGCTAAATTCGATCTCAAACCGGTTACCGGTGGTGAGTCGCCATATCTGCAGCAGCAAAACTACTCGCTCGAGGCGCTTGCCAAGCGCGACGCCCAGGTCGATCCGTTCGCGCCGGCCAAACCGCCAACACCGCCGGCGTCACAACCAAAGCCTAGCGATGGGCCGCCCGATCAGACCGATCAGGAAGCCGCCGCTAAGATGCTGGCACTCGAGCAGCGTTTTGGCCGCATCTTACGAACCGTATATGACGAGGCCGCATGATGCGAAGCATAGGTGCAAAATGATGGACGACAGTGAGCTTGTCGCGCTAGCACGCAGCATGGTGCCGTTGATGCGCGAATGCGTGGCCGAAGCCTTCGCCAAGACCGCGATGCCGGCGGAACTGGCCGAGCAAGTCGCCAGCGCGGTGCGCATGCTGCACGAATCGCCGCCGCTTGCCGCCGCCTCCGATAAAGATCCGATCGCGGTGAAATGGCCGCTGCCAAGGATCAGCCGTATCGAGCGCGACGAGAACGGCGCGCTGGTGCCTATCTACGACGAGCCGCAGGCGTGACAATCAACCTCTCCGAAATCGCCAGCAATGCCATGCTCGACGTGCTGTCCGCTCTCATGGACGGCGGCAGCATCGAATTGCGATCGGATCAGCGCGTGCTCGCGGTGCTCAAACTGTCCAACCCGGCGGCAATGCCGGCAGTCGAGGGCGAGCTCGAGTTCAACGCGATCGCTGAGGAAGATGCCGCGCTGGCGCAAGGCACCGCGAACGGCGCGCGCATCGTCGGCGCCGATGGCAGCGAAGTCTTATCGTGTGATGTCGGCGATGAAAATTCCGACGCCGTGATCAAGCTCAACACCACCAAGATCTATCGCGGCGGCCCGGTGCGGCTCTCCTCATTCCGATTGGTCATGCCTTGAGCCAGCAGATCATCAATATCGGTGCTACGCCGGGCGATAGCACCGGCGATGCGGCACGTATCGCATTCGACAAGAGCAACGATAATTTCACCGAGCTTTATTCTGGTGCCGGCACCAGCTCGGAAGGCCTCTGGAATTACAACCAGACCAGTACCGATACTACAACATCGCCGGTCTCAGGCCGATTCCGCACCAATAGCGGCAATTTTATCGATGCCACTCAACTTGCAATTCATACCATCACGATTCGAGGCATCGATCGAACTGCGAGCTTACGCAGATTATCGGTTGGCGATATCATCGAATGTCATGATTCCACTAACGCTAATGCGTGGTGCCGCTATGTCGTGCAAGCCGATCCCGTTGATTACACCACGTGGTTTCAAATCAACCTCGGTCTGTTAAGTGGCGGCACCGCCTCATCTGGTGACAATCAGGAAATCGATTTCT